CGGCCCGTATCAACGCCACGACCATCGTCCCAACCACGCGCAAATTCGCCACGAAGGTCTGGCACGTTAAAGGTGGTTGACCCATCGCCAGCGCCAAATGTAGTGCCAATAGCCGTGAACAACGCTGCGTAAGTTGTGCGCGATACCGCAGCGCCGTTAGCTTTAATCCAACCGCTTGGGGGCGTATTCATAGCAAAAGTGGCTACCATGCCAACCAAAGACGGACTAGCAATGATTTCCCCAGTGGCATCGGGTAGAGTGAGCGTCCGGTTTGTGCTTGTTGCAGGCGCGGCGACCGTGAAGATCGCGGAGCCGGATGCGTTGGGTGCTAGGGTGATCTTTGACATTACACAATTGTCCAAACTGATCCCGACGGGATGGTTACAGAGACGCCGGAGTTGATTGTAATTGGGCCCGCGGTCAGTGCGTTTTTACCTGTTGTAATGGTGTAGTTAGTGGTGACCACAACGTCATTTTCCATGAAGACCGCATCGGAGCCGCCACCGGTAGCGCCCCCGCCTACGCTACCCCACGAAGTTCCGTCGAAGCCCTCAAACTTGCCATAATCGGTGTTAAACCGAAATGCGCCGGTAGAGGTGCTCGCACGTTGAGCAATTGTTCCGGCTGGCACTTTCAAAGAGTCTGTGCTGTTAAACGTGGCTGCACCGCTAACCGTAAGCGTTGCCGTAGTCAAAGCCGTCACAGAGACTGTCGAGGCAAGGTTTAACGTAAGGCTGGAGAATGACAGGTTGGAGCCGACAGAGATTTCTTCTGTAGCTCCGGTCGAGGCAGTGGTTCGCCCAAGCAGTCTGTTTGTGGCTTGCGTAAGCGTGTGCTCAGCATTCCAATTCGATGGCTGAACCATCGTTGTATCAGTGCCGTCAGGTTTTGATGATGTAAAGTTATGCTTGAGCGAAATAGCCATCGACTATCCTCCGATTAGCTGACTTGGAAGATGCCGTTAGTGGCGTCAAAAGCAACGGTAAGCGTCTCAGTGTTTACCATGGTGATAGGCGTACCATAATCCCACCAAGCAATCAGAGGTTTTACGGGCGTGGTCTGAGTGTCGTTGTAGAGAACCGCATATTGGAACGGCCCAACCGCACCAGTGGCGGTAAACACGACGTTAGACCCTACAACTTTTGCTACGCCGGAAGCTGTGGTCTCCGTGATCGTTGTAGCTGTGCCCCCGGCCGGATAACCGTTTACCGCCGAGATTTCCGTGATATCAGCTTTGATCTGATTAGTCGCGACTGGGGCTGTATTGGTCAGCATCACTTTAAACACGTTCGACGCAAAGTTGTGCTTTCCGTCGATCAAGTCTTTGGTGAACTGGTTAAACTTATTGTAGACCGCCATTTTGCTCTCCGTAGGTTACCTGCGAGGTAACTCAGAATTGTACATAACGACGGCGCGCATAAGTTTGCGGGAACCGCCAGCTTTGACCACGATACACGTTTTGGTGGGACGCTTCAACTTTTGCCTGCGAGATGCCGGATTTGAAAGAGCGCAAGTGCATTTGAGCCAATGCCGGCGAAGAGTAGGGCTTCGCAAGCTGGCTCATCATCCGACCCAGAAGCCCGTCAAGGATTTCCACGCCGTATTTGTTTAGAACCCAGTCTGGAAAAACCGGGTAACCTTCTCGGGTAACTGGATCAGTGATTGTTTTAAAAACTCGCGCAATGAACGTGTCTGCGTTCTGCGGAGAATTTGCTAAGACAACATACCCAAGTGTAGGCATAAACGCCTTCTGCGGAAACTCTTTTGAGTCGACTACGCCGACGAGGCGAGTAATTGAGCCCTGATCAGGTACGATCTGGTAAGTATACGCATCTGGATCTTGGAGATAGACGGCCGACGTAGGTGTAACGTCAAACGGAATGTCTTCGTACCAGATATTCGAGGTCTGAAAGAACTCGTTCATCACCGAAAAAAGTTCCATTTGAAGTGCAGCGTCAAGCGCGCCCGGAAGACGAATCCGAGCGTGGTCGATCAGGCGAGTCATATCAGCGTTTGCCATCAGTCCCTCATGCCTGAATAGTGATCATTTGCGACATAAACTTGTTCAAGAACGCCGCGGCGCGGGTGTCTTGGGTGTTTTCTTCATCGCGAAGCTGTGCTTGTCCGCAGATGTAGTAAACAAAAGCTACGCGGTACATCGGGTCAATCGGAACAGCGGCGCTCATTGCGCTCGTGCTGAAATCCGGCAGTGATGTGTTGAGGTAAGCTCGGAGAAGGTCCGGTCGGAGACGACGGGCTTCTAGGATGCCCATGTTCAGGGCTTCAACGAGGTCCAGAGTAGGATACCGATAAGGCTCGTTTTGGTCGAGTAGAAGAACTCGAGCCCGGTCAATATAATCTTGAACAGTATCGAGCGCCATAATTCACCTTACCTTGCGAGGTAACGAGGGGGACCGAAGCCCCCCTCATCTATCATTAAGCCTTGGTCACGATGGCTTGTGCCAGAGCGGTGCCGTCCACGATTTGGTAGCCGTAGATTTGCAGACCGCGCAGCAACGTACCGAAGGTCAGCTCCGAGCGCAGTGTCTCGACTTTCGAGATTTGCGAAGCGAAGGTCAGACCGTGAGCATGGCCGGCATACACAGCGTATTCACCAGCAGCCAGACCGCCTGCAACGCCCGAGGGCAGCAGGTTGGACGAGTAGATGGTGAAACGGTCAACCATACCGACGCGGCCGTTACGCAGCGGCGACATCGAGTCACCGGTGATGTACGCTTGACGCAGGTCGGAGAACTTCAGTTGCGAAACAGCCCACACCGGCAGAACGACCCAGCGGCCTTCTTCCGGAATGTTCTGTTCGTCCAGCGCTTGGGCCAAACGCAGCAGCATATCCAGAATTTCAACTTGGCCGGTCGAAGGCGAACGCGAAACCAGCGACAGGGGAGTCGTGGTAGCGCCAAGGTTGATGCTGCTGGTAATCTTACCGGCAGAGGTGCCCTTGTTCTTCGAGTTCATGCCGCCCAGAATGCCGCCGAGAACGTCGGTGTCGACGTTGATCTTGAGCTGCTGAGCTGCGTCGTCGGACCAGATCGACAGAGCGTTCAAATCCGACTGCACATCCATAACGTCGTCAAGGATGGTGTTGAAGTATTTGCCGTTGCCGATGTAGAGCTCGACGCTCGAACCTTCCGGACGGTCGATGGACAGGGTGCCGTCGGCCTTATAGTCGCGGATGGTGATGGTGGGCTTGGTGCGGATTTTCACACGGTCGCCTTGGTTGCGGATCTCGCCTTCGTAGTCGGTGTTCGAGATAGCCGACAGAACGGTGGAGGCGTAGAACTTCTCAACCAGTTTGCCCGACCAGATTTCGGGGATGAACCCGTTAGACTGGAAGGAGTTACCAGTACCGCCGGTCGGGTAGATCAGCGGCGAGCCAGAGCCAGTGGCGATAGGAAACGAGCCTGATGGGATTGCCATTTCAGAGTCCTCAGAAGAAGGTTATCAACGGATGCGCCCTTCACGTTGCGCGTCGAAGATTTGGGCTTCGAGCTTGTTCTTCTCCGCATCACGACCGCGGTAACGACCTGCGGCTACGTCTGCGTAGAAAGAAGCAACTTGAGCGCGTGAGATGTTGGGCTTCTCAGCGGGCGCGTGTGCGGATGCCGCCGTCTTTGCTCTGCCGGGAGCCGCAAAGTTCTGAAGCGGGACTTTCGGGACCGTAGTCGTCGAGTAGTCCGGCTCCGCCTGCGCGGGGGCCACAGCAGCCTCTTCAGCGAGGAAGCCGTTAAAGAAGGCTAGTACACGGTGAGCATTGCCCTGCGCATACGCCGCCTTCAGCATATTATGACGAATATCACCAGAATAAGCATCAGGCAACTGCAACCAACTCAAAAATTCTTCATTGGTGTTCAAATCACGCCAATTCGGTAACTTTTCGTCGAGCGTTGACATCAGTTTCTGGTGAGAGTCCTGCGCCTGTGCCCCGGAAACACCCTGCAACCGCTGTTCAAGCTCAGTGATTTTTTGCTGGTATGCTCCAATAACAGGGGCAAGTTCTTCACGAGCTTTCTTACCAACGACCTTCAAGAAGTCTTCGCCGTAGTCACTTGCCTCTTCGGGAGTGATTAGGCGTTCAGTCGAGAAGTCGGGTAGGCTCGTATTTGAGGGCGTGGATGCAGCGTTAGCTTGCATCGTCGCAATGACGTTTTGCAGACCCTGAATTTGCTCAGACATCTGCCGAATCTGCTCTTGGCTACGGGTATACCGGCCATGAACAGACTTATACTTGTGTTCCCATGACTCATCCGCTTGAGCAGGAGCGGTTTCTTTGGGAGCGGGATTTTCTACCTCGCCGCCCTGTGCAAGGGAGGCAGCGGACTGGTCAGGGTTACCTTGCAAGGTTACCTGTTGCTGTTCTTCAGTACCTTGCTCTGGTTGATCCCGATATGCGTTGAAGAACTCTTCAGCGCGGGCTGCTGCGGCAATGACCGCGGCAGGCATTTTTACATCGGTATCATATGCGAGGGTTTGTTCTTTGCTCATTTGCGTTTACCTTCAATTTTGTCAGCGCTCGTAAGGCACTCAGCCAGAAGGCCGTAGAGGCGCGCAGTTGCCTGAGCGCGTCCTTGGGCTACGGGTAGAAGCTCGAGGGGTGACTGGATGCAGTTCTGGATTTGCTGCGACGAATAGTCTTGGAATGCCCCCAAGAACTGTTTCCAGCTATCGGGGGCATTTCTGGCAAGCAGCGCTGCCTTCATCGTAAGGTCGGACTCTGTGCTCACTTAGACGGCCGTTCGCCCAAGGGACCAGTTTTCTTGTAGTCCGTGCGTTGCGGATCGTCAGATCCGTGTCCGTCGCGGTTTTTTACTGACGGAGCAGCCGTACTTTTTGCGGTTTTGCCGTAAAAAGTACGCTGTAAGTCATCAGAACCATTTCCATTCAAGGCCATATTATGGCTCCTTATGCGGTGAGGATGGTGTCCCAAGTGCCAGTCACAACGCACGTGAAGATAGCACCCTTGGTAACAGCCAAAGCATAGGCAGCGTTAGCTGACAGTGCGTTGATGATATCACCGGTAGCAGGGAACACGTTCAGCGAGTTGGTGGCTGCTTTATTGAACACGGTAACCTGTGCGCCGGCTACAGCGGTAGGCAGCTTAACGCTGTCCGCAGCAGATGCTACAGTGGTGACACGGTTGAACGATGCAGTCAGGGCTACTGCGTTGGCTTGACCGCCGCCAGCGTAGGCAGTGATCGCGTTGGTGCTCGAAGACATTGCGGCAATCGTGCCGGGGATGTCGCTCGAGTCAACAAAGATTTTCGGAATAGCAGACATTGATCACGACCTTTCGATTATCGGGGTTTTGCGGGGGTAGAACCAGTGAACGGAGCCATATGCCCGTTACCGGTGTTTACTTTGAACGAGTTGTCGCCGGGACGACCGCCGCTCGAGACTTGGCCGGCAACCGCGGGAGCAGCAGCGCGCTGCTTACCCATCACGCCCGTTCCGCCGCCCTTTGGGGCATTGTTGCTGGGCTTGGGAGCCTTAACTTGCATGGAAACGCCAGCTTCAGAGGGATCAGCTCCCATCTTGCCAAACATTTTGGTCGATC